TCACGCCTCCGCGATCAGCCCGTGACTGCGCAGGGCCGCCAGCAACTGTGCCATGGCGGCGCGGACCTCGACATCAACCACGCTTCCGCCCGCTGGATCGCCGATGGCGTCTCCGCGCGGCCCCACGATCCGCTGGCCATTCACATAATAGCCGTCCTGCCGCGCCGCGTCGGGTAGCCAGGATGAGCCGTCATGACGATAGACCGCGCCCTCGTCCGCCACCTCGACCCGAAGGCCCGCGCGCGGCGCGACGAAGCGCCAGCCGCCCGCCGTCAGCATCGCGAGGCAATGGTCCCGCCCCGCCCACTCCCCGGTCGCGCCGGAGGCGACGATCCAGCATTGCCCCGGCGCGGCTGCCCCCGGCGGCGCGGTTTGCGACAGGCTCTCGGCCCGCGCATGGAGCAGCATGTCGATCCTCGCCAGCGCCTCATTATGCGTGATTTCCTTCTGCGCCTGCCCTGCCGCCAGCAGGGGCAGGGCAAAACGGTCGCTCGATTCATCCGCCATGGCTCAATTCTCCTTCCTGTATTTCATCCCGACCGGTGCTAGATGGAGAGGCCGACGCTCGCCGCCCGGCCCACCCCATGCGTCCCGATCTGACGGATTTCCGCGATGACCGCGCCGGAAAAGCCTCGCGCGCGATCGGCCGCGATCGCATCGGCGTCATAGATCCAGCGGGCCTCGCCGCTCTCCGCCGCGCGGATGAGCGTGCCGCCCTGCACCAGCTGGATGCGATACAGCTCCCGCTCCTCGACCAGCGGCGCATCGACGCCGTCGTTCCAGCGCCAGCCGTTGCGGCTGCGCCTCGTCCAGTCGATCCGCCATGCGCCGCCGCTTTGCACCGCCTGCGCATGGACGGGGGCGAGCGGCAGGATCGCCTGCCCCGTCACCAGCCGTCGTGCCTGCACCGGCGTCCCATCTCCGACGCCGATCGCATCGATCACGAGGTCCGCGCCGATGCGCAGCTGGTCGGCGGGAATGGCGAACAGGCTTTCCTGGTCCAGCAGCAGGAAAGGATCGCCCGCCTGCTGCGCCCCGATCGCCCATTCGGTCCCGCGCCGCCCACGCAGCAGATGCGTCAGCCGCCAGCGGGTTTCACCGATCCTGTCCGCCCGCCCGAACTGGATCGCCTCCTGCCCAAGCAGCGCCCGGTTGGCGCCCTCCAGCAGCGCGGCGTCCTCCGCGCCCGCCAGCATCATGTCGGCGCGCAGCAGTTCCACCTCGACGGCGGAGCGATCGTCGAACAGCCACGGACTGACGGCACCAACAGGAGGCACCGCCACCACGCCCATCGTCGCGGGTGGGGCGGTCGTGCCGAGCGGAGTGAGGCCGCCGCTCGCCTCCTCCTCGACGAACAGCTCCGCCATGCGCCACCCGGCCTCCTCGCCCGCCGCCGCCGCGACCACCAGCGGCGCGGCCAGCACCTCGTCGGTTGGCGGCGGCAGATCGGCGAGCAGCAGATGCGTCGGGCCATGCAGCCCGTCCACCTGCACCACCGGCGCGCCCGCCTCCGCCGGAGGATCGGCCACCGCGCCGCCATCGACCCGCTTCAACCGCAGGCGCACGCCCATCGCCTCCCACTCGCTCTGCTCCAGCCGCCAGCGCCCCGGCTGCCCCTCGACCGACAGCACCGCGCCCGGCGCGAAGCGCAGCGCCCGCCAGTCGCAGCGCATCTCCATTGCCGACCGTTCGATCCACAGCCGCTGCAACCGGCGCTCGGCCAAAGCCCTCGCCGCCCCGGCGTCGAGCGCGGCGGGCAGGTCGACGCTCCTCTCCAGCCGCCCCGCGCCGGGCCGCTCCGCCCGCTGCGCCCCGGCCTGATAGTCGCGCGCCGGGTCGTAATGATGGACAACCAGCCGGACCGGCACATCCTCGACGCGCCCGCGCGACTGCTTCACACCGCGCTCGGCCTTGCCGTTGAAGACAGCGCCCGCAAGACCAGCCGCCAGCACCTCTCCACCGTCCCGCCCCTGCGTCAGCGCCAGCCCGGCGGCGTCCGCCACCAGCGCCGCGTCCATGCCCTCGGTCAGCGGGGCGAGCGCATCGGCGATGCTCCCGCCGCCCGCCGCATAGCCCGACACCATGGGCAGCGCCTCATCCTCTTGCGCCAGGATCGCCCCGCCACTCAGGTCATGGCCGATCGCGGCAATGGACACCGCGCCCTCATCGGCCACCACCTCGAAGGTCAGCGACGGGATGCGGTTGCCGTAATCCGCCAGTTGCAGATCCTCGAACACCGCATAGGCCAGGCCGCGATGGGCGGGCGTGCTCGCCATGCCCTTGTGCGCCGCGATCAGCGGATCGAGCGGCTGGTCCTCGCCGCCCCGGTGCAGGCGGAACGCGCCGAGCGCCGTCTTGAAATCGCCCGCCGCGCCGCGCAGCAGGTTGCCGTCCGCCCAGATGCGCCGCACCGCCAGCACCGCGCGCGAGGAAAAGGCGACCGCGAAGCTGGCGCTGTAGCTGTAGGTCGTCACCTTGGGCTGGCCCTTGCCCGCGCTCTGCCGCTGGCGCCGCTCGACCAGATCGGTCGCCCATATCACCGATCCCGCCACCCGCATCGTGCCGTAGAGGCGCGGTATCTGGTCGCCATAGCGGGAGGTCTGAAGCCGCAGATCGGCCAGACGCGGCCCCTGCCGCGCCTTGGGCGCGAACAGTATCTGGCTGTCGATCACCTGCCCCAGCGTCGCGCCGATGGCCGCGCCGATCGGCCCGCCCAGCGCCGTTCCCACGACGGTCAGCACCATCGTCGCCATAAAACTCTCCTGTTCCGAAAGAGGAAGGGTCAGCCGATATCCGGGCAGCGCCAGCGGCTGCGCACCGGCCATGGGGAGGGGCCGGGCATGTCCACCACCCGCCCTAGCCCCGCATGCGCATGGATGTGGCCGCCGCCGGTCGCGATCATTAGGTGGAACTGGGCGACGCCCGCCTCCACCAGCACCACGTCGCCCGGCCGTTCGCCGGTTGCGGGCGCCAGCCCGGCGGCGCGCAGCCGCGCCTCATGCAGCGCGAGCGCGCCGCCCCTCAGCCGGTAGCCGTTTGGCGCCGCGCAGCGATGCCCCGCACCCGCCAGCGCCGCCGCGACGAGGCCGACGCAATCGAGCCCGGTCGCCGCATCGCGCCCGTGCAGGCGGAAGGGCGCGCCGACAAGGCTCCGCGCCGCCGCGACGATCGCCGCTTCCCGGCGCATCAGCGCGCCCCCGGATAGCGGGTCAGCAGGTCGCTGCCCGGCAGATAGGGTTCGCCCCGGAAATTGGCCGCATTGGAAAAGCGGTCCCGGCAGGTCGCGATCAGCCGGTCGCACCCTTCGGTCAGCAGCGCGCGCGTCCCCGGCGCAACGGGAAAGGCGGGCAGGTCCGAAAGGGTCGCGCCGTCCGCGTCATTGGCGATCACCGATTGGGTCAGCCCGCAATTGGCGCCCTCCAGCCAGCGCAGCGCGCCGAACGCATAGGCCCCCGCGACCAACCCGCCTCCGCCGATGACCGCCCTGTCCTCCTCCATCGCCGCCACCACGACCAGCCGCCGATGGCGCACAAGATCGACCCGGCACGCCCGGTCGCCCAGCCGCGCGCGGCATCCGGGCGAGGTTTCCGGCGCGACCGGGGCCTGCAACGCCGCATGCGGGCCGCGCAGCTCGACCGCGAATTTCTCGCCCTGCTGCTCGACCGCGCCTAGCTCGCCGCGCATCAGCTCCAGCCACAGCGCGCCCGGATCGGTCCATTCGGTCAGGTGCAGCCACAGCGCCGCGCCGTCCCAGCGCCCGGCGCGCAGATCCTCCTCGCGGATCGCATCGCTGCTGAGCGCACCCTGAAGGTCCATCGCGTCGGCCTCCAGCCCGATGCCCCGCGCGATGGCCGACGGGACGAGGCCCGGCGCCGCGCGATAGGGAAAGCCCGCCACCGTCAGATCGCGGTCATGGCTGGTGAGGCCCAGCGCCACCCCGTCGCGCCGCTCCAGCCGCCAGCAAAAGGCCAGCGCGGCAAGGTCCTGCGCCAATATCGCCGCACCATCGCTCATGCCCGCACCTCGATCAGCGGCACCGAGGGCGCTTCCCCGGCGGCGAAGGTCGCGCGGTTGATCTCCAGCCGGTCCTCGGCGAAGCGCACCGGCACGTCGAAGCGATAGCCGCAGGTAAGCACCGCGCCCTCGCCCGGCGGCTCGTCGAACGCGATCACGCCCAGCCCGGCATGGCTCCAGCCGCCCGCCTGCTCCACCCCGTCGATGGCGACGCGGATGCTGCCCGCGACCGGTCGGGTGATGATCCGCCGCTGCGCATCCGCGCCCGCACCATAGCTTTTCCCCAGCTGGAACTGGCTGGTCACGCCGTCGCCGGTGCCCAGCCGCTGGTCGATCGCGGTGACGGCCTGCCCCGGCGGCCCGCTCTGATGGTCGAACGGATCGGTGAAGCGGAACGCCCGCGCCGCGCCCCGCCGCGCGCGGAAAAAGGCGATCAGTTCGACCAGATCGCCTTCGGACCGCACCCCCGGCCCGGCATCGAAGCCCAGCCGCGCGTCGGCCCAGTCGCTGCTGCGCCGTTCATGGCCGGACAGGCTCTCGACGATCTGGGTCGAGAAGGCGGGTGCCACGCTCGCCTCCCGCCCGATCGCCAGCGGAAACAGCACATCGTCAAAGGCCTGCATATCGCCTTCCCCTTCCAGATCAAATGTCGTGAACCCGTCGCGCGCCACCTGCGGCCACGCCCAGACGAACACCGCCGCCGCGCCCCGCGCCTGCCCGGCCCGCGCAGCCGCCTCGATGCGCGGCCAGTGCGCGGCGGCGTCCTCGGCCCTGAGCACGAAGCCGGAGAGATAGTGCTGCTCCCCCGCCGCATAGCCCAGCCGCGCGCTCGCCGCCGCCACGCCCTGCCCGGTGCGGGCGCTGCGCCCCTCGGTCACCCAGTCATAATCTTCCAGTTGCAGCAGGTCGAAAGCGGGCTTCGCCCAGCCCGTCGGCATGTTCGCCCGCCGCGCCTCCGGCATCAGCGGATCGAGCACCGTCGGCAGATAGGCCAGCAGATGCGTGACCGCGCCGGGCGCCTCGTCCCGCACCGCCGCGCACAAGGCCGCGGTCGAGGCCGCCAGCAGCCCGCCCGCCTGATCCAGCAGCGCCTTCTGCGCAGCGTCGAGCGGTTCCCGCATATCCGCGATTGCCACAGGGTCGCCGCCGAAAGCCGCCTTCGCCGCCTCGTCATAGAGGCATATCCGCCCGTCCGCGGGCATGATCCACCACCATGGCTCGCCCACCTGGAATTTGGGCGCGAGCCCCGCCTCCCGCCCGATCGCGACGAACGCGCGGCCCACCGCCTGCAAATAGGCCATCGCCTCGCCATGGGCCGGGGAGAGCAATGTCGAGGGCGGTTCCCACCCGGTCAGCGCCGGATCGCCATTGGCCGCGCGCTGCTTCCAGCCTTCCGGGCAATGGGCGTCGAACAGCTCGTAGGACAGCGACCAGATGATCCCCAGCCCCATCGCCTTCGCCCGCGCCGCGAAATCGCGATGCCACGCCGCACACGGGCCGTTGAGCGGCCCGCCCTCCAGCGTGGCGAGCAGCTCGCTCCCGTCCCTCGCCAGCCGGAAATAATGGCTCATCCCGACATAATGGAGAATGTCGCCGCGATAGCCGAGCGCATGGATCTGCCGCACCAGCCGCTCCGGCGTCTGGTTGTAGCCGTCGTCATAGCCGGTCGCGATCGACAGGCCGTGCTCCGGCACCATCACATCGCCCACCGAGAGCACCGACCCCGACCCGTCGCAGCCTATGCCGCTCAGTTCCACCCAGCCTTCCCGCGCCTGCTCGAACGGCGTCGACCCCCGGTCATAGCCGGGCGGGACCAGCGAGAGGAACAGACGGTCCACATCGCCCGCCCACACCGGGTCCGCCTCGGCGGGCAGCGCGAAGCCGCCCTTCAGATCGCCAAAGTCGAGCGTGACCGTCGCGTCCTCCGGCGACCCCTGCGCATAGTTCCACAGCCGCACATACCAGCTGCGCGGCGCGCCGCTCTGGTCGCGCCCCTCGATGGTCAGCGTCGGCCCGTCCACCGCGTCGAGCGGCTTCAACCCCTCGCTCCGCCAGCGGAAGCGCAGCACGCAATGGCGGAAATCCCGCGCCGTCTCATAGGCGAGCAGCGGATGGCTCCACTTGTCCTCCGCCTCCCAGATCAGGCCCGCCAGATCGCCCGAGCCATGGAACACCGCCTCGACGCGCAGCGCATCGGGCGCGATGGTGACGATGCCCGCCATCATCGGGCGGGGAAAGTTGACGGTCCAGTAAGGCGGCGCGAACCGCTTGATGAAGATGCGCTCCTGCGCCCGCCCGGCAGGCGCCAGCCAATAGGCCATGGGATACTCCTTTTCGGCAGTCTATTCGTCATGCCAGCGCAGGCTGGCATCTCTGGAGGCTTGGCCCAGCGCTATCGAGAACGATGCCAGCCTGCGCTGGCATGACGGACAGAGAGGCGGGGAAGGCTCGAATATAAGAACCGTTCGGGCTGAGCTTGTCGACCCGAAGGGCGGGCGGAGGTGGGGGATAGCCCGCCGTAAACCTACTGCGACAAGGCCCCCCGCACCGTCCGCGCAATCTGCCGCGAGCTGCGGGCGAGCGCCTGCGGGGCGCTGCCCTCCGGCGCGCGGACATTGATCGAGACGCGCACGTCGCGCCCGCCGCCCGTCCTCGCACCCGCCGCCACCACGGTCCCGCTGCTCGTCGGCACGAACAGCTCCGGCCCGTTCTCGCCCACGCGATAGGCCCGCCCCGGCGACACCGGCCCGCCCGTCGCCCGGCCCGGAGCGCCGAGCGCCGCCAGCGCGATGGTGGTCAGCCCGCCCAGCAGCCCGCCGCCGCCCGATCCGCCGCCCAGCCCCAGGGACGACAGGCCGGAGGACAGCGCACTGCGCGCAATGCTGTTCATCGCCGACAGCGCCACGCCGCGCAGGTCGTCGAACCCCAGCTTGCCGGTCCGCACCGCGCGCAGCAGCGTCGTCTCGATCGCGCGGCCCGCCCGCTCCGCCCCGCTCGCCAGCGGCCCTTCCAGATCCTGCCGCATCGCCGATAGGTCGCGCGCAAAACCCTGCGTGTCGGCCCGGACCGCGATCACCAGCCGGTCGATTTCCTCATCCATCGGGAAACATCTCCTGCAATCGGGCGATGCTGGCGCGCGACGGCGGGGCCGCGCCCGCGCCGCCTTCCTCCGCGCCCAGCATCACCTGGACTATGCTTTCCATCTCGGCCGGGGTGGCCTGCCAGAACCGGTCGGCGCTCCACCCCAGATGCCAGCCCGCGAGGCCGGACAGGCGCAGAGCGACCGGCGCGAACCGCCTCTGCGCCTCCGCCTCCGCCGCCGCGCTCATCCCGCGCCCGCCAATATCTGCCGCAGCACCGCCTTGAGCGCCGGGGTCGCCGCGACCAGCCCCTGCGCCGCCACCGCCTCGCCCAGATCGGCGCGGCCGATCGCCTCGGGCCAGCCATGGCGGCAATGCCAGAACAGCGCGATCATCTCGGCCAGCCGCAACTCGCCCGCGCCCGCCCGCTCGACCAGCGCGAACAGCGGCCCCAGTTCCTCCTCCGCCGCCACCAGCGCGGCGAAGCTGGGGCGCAGCATCAGCCTCTCGCCCCGCACGACGAGGCTCGCCTCGCCGCGCAGCGCATTGGGACCGCGCAGCGCATCGGCCTGCCTCGCCCCGCTCATAGCCCCGCCACTCATAGCGACGTCACCGGGCCGGAGCTTTCGAGGCTGATCGTGTAATTGCGCTCGCCATTATAATCGCCCGCATATTCGAGCCGGGTGACGAGGAAGCGCCCGTGCATCCGCTCGCCGCTCTCGAAGCTCAGCTCATAATCGTCGATCGTGCCCGCCAGCGCATGGTTGCGCAGGCGCGTCTCGCCGCCCGATCCGGTGAAGATGCCCGCCGCCGACACGCTGACCGACCGCACGCCCGCGCCCGACAGCAGCTCGCGCCAGCCGCCCGAATCCTTGCTGGTGACGTTCACCGCCTCGCCGCTCACCTGCAATTGCGTGGTGCGTAGCCCGGCCACGGTCGCATAGGTCACCGGCGCATCGCCATTGCCGACCTTCAACAAAAACGCGCTTCCTTTTTCGACGCCCATGGCGCACTATTCCTTTCAGTGTGATGGCAGGCGGACGACGATATTTTTCGCCTTCCGTCGTGCCTTTCGGTTGGAGAGGTTTCGATGGTTATCGTTGCACTGATATTGGCCGCCGCCGCGCCCGCGCCCGCCGACGCGGTGCCCAAGGCGCGCCAGGCCTATGCGTCCTGCCTCAGCGGCTACACCAACGACGCCGCGACGAAGAAAGTGGCGCGCGATGCCTTTCTCGCCGGGCTGAAGACCAAATGCGCCGACAAGGAAGCCGCCTTCCGCACCGCGCTGATGGCCGCCGACCGGACCGACGGCATGACCGAGCAGGAAGCCCGGCAGGACGCGAACGACCAGGTCGCCGAATATATCGAGAAGATGACCAGCGACTACGACAGCGCGCAGTAACGGCGGGGCAGCCGGGCGGATTACCAGTTCGCAGGGCTGGGCGACATTCGCCGGCGGGCGGATCAGCCGAAGCGACGGATTGAAGGTGAGCAAGCCTCCCTCCGCCGTCGCCCCGGCGCAGGCTGGGGCCGCAAGCCCAGAATCTCAGGCCATGTCACGCGCCGCCGCCACAGATGCCAGCCTGCGCTGGCATGACGGATTGGGGGGCTGGTTAGCTGCCCCCCAACCTAATCGTCATGCTGAACTTGTTTTCAGCATCCATCAAGCCCCACAGTCCGCTGGTCAATGCGGTGAAATGGACCCTGAGCCGAAGGCCAGCGCAGCTAACCAGGTTCAGGGTGACGGTAAGGCTAAGGCCCGCTCCCCATCGCCGAACCGCCGCCTACCTCACTCCGCCGCCAGTACGCGAATGCGATAGTCCATCAACCCGTTCCACCGCCCCGCATTGGTACGCAACAGGCGCGAGCGGACGAGGCGCAGCGAGGCGATGCTCCACCCCGCCACCGTGCCGGACAGCCGCTGCACCACCTCATCGGCCAGCGCCAATATGCCGCCGATCCGCGTCACCGTCTCGATATCGTCCTCCACGGTGAGGGTGATCCGCACCTCGCGGCCGGGCCGGTCCTTGCATCCCCAGTCCGTCCCGCCGCACTCGCCCACCACCAGCATCGGCGGCGTCGCCTTCGCGGGCATGCCGTCATGGACGCGGTTGATCCTCGCGCCCAGCACTGCATCGTCCCGCAGCAGCGCCAGCACCGCCGCGCGCATGTCATGATCCGCCTTCATAGTTCCGTCCTCCCGATATCGCGCAGCCTCGCATCCCTGATCCACCGGTCGAGCAGGCCGCGCCCTTCCAGCACCACCTCCTCGCCCTCGACCCGCGCGACGATGCCGCCCAGCACCTCCGCCTCCCCGGCCAGCCCCTGCCGCAGCGCCGCCGCCCGCGCCTCGCCCGCCCGCGCGGCGCGCTCCCCAGCCACGCTCATGCCAGTCGCGCTCATGCCAGGCGCATCCGCCGCCACGGCCGCCACAGCGCGGTGACGATGGCGGGCGGCGTGTCGCTCGCGCTTTCGCCGAAAAGATGCGCGGCCAGCCGCACCACCCCCTGCCGCAACGGATCGGGAAGGTCCGCCCAGTCCTCGGCCAGCCCCGCCGTCAGGCCGATGCTGATCCGGCCCGGCAGCGGCGCCGCCGTCACCCGCACCCAGCCGTCGCCGTCCGCGTCGATGTCGATCGCATAGCCGTCCGCCGCGATCGGGCTTTCCGCGCCGCCCGCATCCACCGCCGCCACGGCCGCGATGCCGCGCACCGGGCAGGCGTGCAGCCGCCGCCATTCCCGCGCGGGCGCGAGCATTTCCTCGCCCGCCCGCGCGAACAGGCGCTGCGCGCAGAAATCCTCCGCCATGCCGATCGCCGAGCGGCACAGCGCCTCGATCGCCGCGTCGTCCTGCGCCGTCTCGATCCGCAGCCAGCTTTTCGTCTCGTCCCGCGCGCCCTCGATGATGGGCTGCGCCACCGCTTCCATTCGCACCGTCATCGCATGCGCCTTTCCCTCAAGCTCCAGATAAATGGGTGCGGCCCCCCTCCCGCGAAGGAAGGGGGGCCGGCCGCTCAGGACGTGGCGAACTTCAGCAGCTTGATCGCATTGCTGTCGGTCACCGCCCCGCCCAGCCGCTTGACCGCGTAGAAATGCACGAACGGCTTGTTGCTGTAGGGATCGCGCAGGATGCTCGTCTCGCTGCGCTCGGCGATCACATAGCCGCGCCGGAAATCGCCGAACGCGATGGAGAGGCTGTCGGCGCCGATATCCGGCATGTCCTCGGCCTCGATCACCGGATAGCCGAGCAGCGTCGCCGGGGCGCCCGCCGCCATCGCCGGCTGCCACAGGAACGCGCCGTCCGCCGTCTTGAACTTGCGGATGCGCGAAAGCGTCGCGCTGTTCATCACGAAGGCCGCACCCTGCCGATAGGGCGCGCGCAGCGACTGGACGAGATCGATCAGCACGTCCTGCGGGCTGCTCGACGGGAAGGCGCCCGACACGCCGCTCGGCACATGCTGCACCGTGCCGAACGAGCGGGCGCCGTCGCCCGCCGCGCTGGTCTGGTAGCTGAGGAAGCCCCTGGGCTGGTTGGTGCCGGTGCCGTTGACGAACGCCGCGCCCTCCGCCTTCGCGAATTCCTGCGCGATCTCTCCGGCCAGCCAGCCTTCGACATCGAAGGCCGCATCGTCCAGCATCGCCTGGCTGGCCGCCGGATTGGCGTACAGCTCGCCCCAGGGCGGCGCGATCTCGTTGAAGGTCGGGGTGGCGGTTTCGGCCCGCGCGCCGGTCTCGCTCGCCCAGCCCGAGGGCGTGCCGCCGCTCGCCACCAGCTTGCGATAGCCCGCCGTGCCGGTGCGCACCACATTGGCGATGGCGCGGATCGGCGAGATCGCCTTCAGCACCGAGTCGATCTGCGCATCGACCTCGCGCGGGACGGCATAGCCGCCGCTCGCCCCGGTCGCGCCCGACAGGCTCTTGAGCTCGACCCCCGCTTCCTGCCCGCGCCGCAGATAACGGTCGACGAAGGCCGCCCGCGCCGGGTCCGCCTCCGCCCCCTTCACGCCGTCGAGCGCGGGCCGCTCCACCGCGCCCCTGCGGATACCGGCCACCTGTCCTTTCAGCGCGGCGATATCGGCCTCCACCACCGCAAGACGATCCGCGCCCGCCAGCGCGTCGAAGCTCTCTTCCAGAGCATCGGCTTTCACTTCATACATAGGCTTCTCCTGTCATGCCCGTTGCAACGAAAAAGGCCCCGCATGTGCGGAGCCTTTGGGAACCTCTCAGAGTGGGGCAGAATGCCGCCCCACCCTATTCGACCGCGTGAACCCGCGCGCCCGGCTGCATCGGAAAGGTGACGAGGCTCACCTCGACCAGATCCAGATCCTTGAGCACGCGGGGGCAGCGCCCGTCGGCGCGTGCGACGCGATAGCCGAAGGACAGGCCCGTCACCCGCCCCGCCTTCAGCAGCGCGCCGGCCTCTCCGGCCTCGCCGTCCAGCCGCCCGATCACGCGCAGCCCACGCTCGTCCTCGGCCATCTTCTCGACGATGCCGATGCGACGGCCGGGGCGGTGCTGCCACAGCAGCGGCACCGCCCGCGCATCCCAGGCCCGGATCGCGCGGGCGAAGGCGCCCTTGCGGATGATGTCGCCGCCGCGATCCTCCCGGTCGAACAGCGCCGCATAGCCCGCGAAGCGCACGCCCGCCGTTTCCGCTGGGCCGCTCATCCGCGCACCAGCGAGAACAGGCCCAGCTTCACCGCCATGCCGATCAGCATCAGCGCCAGCCCGGCGCGCACCAGCCAGCCGATCACCGCGCCCTTCGCCGCGCGCTTGGCATCCCGCCACGCGCCCAGCAGCTCGCGCAATTCCCGCACATCGCCCTCGGCGGCGCGGTCGGACAGGCCGAGCCGGTCGAGCGCCCGGCCCGCGCCCATCTCGCTCGCCTCCTCGACCAGCGCGCGCAGCATCACCAGGTCGCCGCCCAGTCCCTCCGCCTGCGCGACGAGGCCCGCGACGATATCGCTGTCCCTCATGCCCTGCCTCCCTTCGGGTCGATATCCAGCATCGCGCGCTTTTCCTCCGCCGTCAGGAAATCCGCCGCGCCGACGCGCTGCCATTGGGCGTCCCGCTCCTCCGCCAGTTCGGGCAGGCGGTCGAGGTCGGGCGCCAGCTCCAGCCCCGGCATCCAGCCGCGCAGCCCTTGCGCCAGCCCGCCCAATATCTTGCCGAGCAGCGGCAGGATCGTCTGCCGCCACAGCGCGCGGTTCGCCTCGCGATAATTGGCGTAGGTATTGTCGCCCGGCAGGCCGAGCAGCAGCGGCGGCACGCCGAAGGCCAGCGCGATCTCCCGCGCCGCACCCTGCTTCAGCGCGACGAAATCCATCTCGGACGGCGACATGCTGAGCGTCTGCCAGCTCAATCCCCCTTCCAGCAGCATCGGCCGCCCGGCATTGGCCGCGCCCTGAAAGGCCGCCTCCATCTCCGCCTTCAGCCGGGCGAACTGCTCGGCCGAAAGCGTCGCGCCATCGCCCGGATCGTAGACCAGCGCGCCGCTGGGCCGCGCCGCATTGTCGAGCAGCGCCTTGTTCCAGCGCGTCGCCGCATTGTGGATCGCCACCGGACCCGACGCCGCGCCAAGGCACCCCAGCCCGTAATGATCGTCGAGCGGGTTGGCCGTCTTCAAATGCACGATCGCGGGCCGCCCGGCGCCGTCCTCGGCGCAAAGGCGGCTCGTCCGGTCGCCGACGCGATAGCAATAGGCGACCGGCCAGCCCCGCGCGTCGACCTCGACGCCGACCCGCTCCGGGCGCAGCGCGAACAGCTCGGCGGGCTCGCCGCCGGCGTCGCACATTATCTGCGCATAGGCATTGCCGTGCAGCAACAGGTGCAGTGCCAGCGTCTCGACCAGCCCCTGCCCGCCCGACACCCGTGTCGCCAGCTCGCACGCGCGCGCATTGTCGGCGGCGGCGGCGCCCGCGGCACGGATCGCCGCGCCGCCCGCGCCCTCCGTCACCAGCCGCACCGCCCGCTGCGCGACCGGATTGGCGAGCACCGCCGCGCGCACCTGCGGCTCATAGGCGGAGGGCCATTCCCCCGCCGCCGCGCCGCCCGCCATCCACCCCGCCGCGCCCCAGCCATGGGTGCGCGACAGCGCCGGGCGCGGCGAACCCGCCGCACCCTTCCATCCGAATAATTTCATAAATGCTGCTCCCAAAAAAGCAGTTCGTCCGGTTCAATCGGAACCGGAAGGACAAGAGTTAGCAGGGGTCGAAATTCGTCCCAGGTGGAGGCGAGAGTGGTGATTTTCGAGCATCGGAGCGCAGCGTGCTTGAGGCACGTGAGCACCGAAGCGCAGAAAAGCGCCGCTCGCAGCCCCGCATGGGGCGGATTTCGGCCCCTGCTAAGCGGCGATCAGCCCCATCCCAACGCCCCGCACGGCGGCGGAAGTCCGGTCGGACACATCCAGCTTCCCGAATATCCGCCGCAAATAGGTGTCCACCGTCGCGGCGGAGAGGTCGAGTATTTCCGCGATCACGCCGTTGCTTTTACCGCGCGCCACCCATTCCAGTATCTCCAGCTCGCGCGCCGAAAGCGACGGGCCGGGCAGGCTGAGGTCGGGCAGCAACTGGCACAGCCGCATATGCGCCGCCTGCGCGATCAGGTGCATCTCGTCGAGCGGCGCCTTGTCCAGCGCCTCCTCGCTCACCGGGTTGCCGACCGCGATCGTCCCGTTGCGGCCGCGCGGGCCGTAGACCGGCAGGTTATAGCCGTCGCCCAGCCCGACCGCATGCATCGCGTCGCGAAAGGCCGCATGCTCGTCGTCGCCCTCCAGCGCGCGGGTGCCGTCGCTCCACCGCACCGGCACACCTTGCGCGATCGCATAGGCGGGGCCGAGGTCCCGCGCGCCCCAGCCCTCGTCGATATAGCGGCGCGTCACCGCGCGGGGAAAGCCGCGATGAATGACCGTAAAGCCCCGTATCGCCCCGCGCGCCTGCGGGCTGGCGATGAAATAGGCCAGCCCCTCGAAACCCTTGGACCGGAAATAGCGGCGCAACGGGCGCCACAGCGCGCGCGGGCTCTCCGCCTGACCGATCAGATCCAGTTCCGGGACGATATCCACATTCATGCATCGATCCTCGCACGTCAGATATTCCTTGTCGCCACGCCGCCAGAAGGCCCATCCGACTTGAAAGCGCCCCCGAGGCCGCTCGACATTCAGTTCAGGTGGAGCCGAAAAGCGTGATTTTCGAGCATCGGAGCGCAGCGACCTACAGGGTCGTGAGCACCGAAGCACAGAAAAGCGCGCTTTGCAGGCCCGCATGGACTGAATGTCGAGCGGCCTCCTAAAGGGTTCTTACCCGCTGGTTCTCCATCCTCCTGCCGAGCATGAGTTCGCTCAGCGCCCAGACCAGCGCATCCGCGCGATCGGGGGACCGGCCCGGCCCGCAATATCCTCCGCCGATCAGCATAGCACACATCTGGTCCTCCATCTCGGGAAAAGCACCGGCATGGGCGACGCGCCCGCGTTCGTAGAGCGCGGCGACCGGCTCCGCCCGCGCCGCCTTGCCCCGGCTCGCATGCACCAGCCGCAGCGGCAGGTCCGCCTGCGCGGCGCGCAGCACGCTGCCCACCATCTCGCCGCCATTATTGGCCTCCGCGACGATCCGGTCCGCGCCGTGCCGCATCGCCAGCGCGACGACGCGCGCGGCCCAGCCTTCCGGGCTGACGCCCGCGACCGTGCCGTCCTCGATCACATAGGCGCGCCCGTCCGCGCCCAGGCCGGCGGCGACGATGCCGCAGGCGTCGCCCGTGCTCGACGCGGGCGGGTCGACCGCGACGACGACCCGGTTCAGCGCCACGCCGCCCGGCTGCGCCAGCGCATCGCGCCGCACCCGGCACCGCTCGATCAGCGCACGCGTCCACAGCGCGCCCTCCGGCTCCTCGATCAGCTCGCCGTCCAGCTCCTGCCGCCCCAGCACCGTGCCGCCGTAATCGCGCTCCATCGCCGCGAGGAAGGCGGGCGGCAGATGGGCGCGGTTGTCCCGCGTCGCCCCGCGCGTCACCACCACGCCGCCCTGCGCGATCAGCCGCCGGATCAGCGGCACCGGGCGCGGCGTGGTCGTCGCCAGCAGGCGCGGCGTCCGGCCGAGCCGCAGACCGAGCATCAGATTGTCCCACGCCGCCTCGCCGTTCGCCCATTTGGCGATCTCGTCGGCCCAGCCATGGGTGAATTGCGGGCCGCGCAGCGAGTCCGGGTCGGCCGCGCCGAACAGCATCGCCTGCGCGCCCGATTTCCACACCAGCCGCCGCAGCGCCGGATGCCAGATCGGCCGGTCCCACCAGGGCGCGATGGCGAGAAGGCCGCTTTCCCCCTCCACCATCACGCTGCGCGCCTCATGCAGGCTCGCGCCGACCAGCGCGATGCGCGCGCCGCCGTCCGCTTCCGCGATCGACCGCACCCATTCCGCCCCGGCCCGCGTCTTGCCGAAGCCGCGTCCGGCCAGCATCAGCCACAGCCGCCAGTCGCCCGGCGGCGGCAATTGCTCCGGCCGCGCATGCACCGCCCAGTCGTGCAGCAGCGTCATCCGCCCGACCTCGCCGATCTGGTCGAGAAAGGCCGCAAGGCGATCGGGCGGCCAGTCGGCCAGTTCCTCCCATTGCGAGCGGCTCATGCCTCACCGTCCTCCGCACCGCCCGCCTCGTCGCCGCCCGCCGCATCGCCCGCCGCATCGGGCCGCATCGCCGCGATCCGCCGCTGGATCTCCGACCGCACATCCGCGCCGCCCGGCTCGCCTTCATCCGCCCGCCTGCCCTTTTCCGCGCGATAGGCATCGACGGTGCCCCTGTGCGCCAGCAGCAGGCGCAGCGCGACCGCATGGGGAAAGCTGTGCACCCGCTTGGTGCGCCGTCCGCCCTCGCCCTTGCCGTCCTCCACCGTCTCGGTGGTTTCCGTGCCGTGGATCGCCTGCCGCAGCAGCAGCATCTCCAGCTCGGCATAGCCCTGCTCCAGCGCCTCGGCCCATTGCGCCGCAAAGGCCGGGTCGCGCCGCCTGTACGCATAGATCTGGCCGGGATGGACGCCGACGCGCCGCGCCGCCTCCATCACGTTGCAGCTCGCCTGCAACTCCTCGATGAACTGCGCCTGCCGCTTCGCCGTCCAGCGGGTCCTTTTCTGTTTCCGGCGCTGCACGCCGCCGGACACGCCCCGCTGCAACACCAGCCCCGCGCTCTTCCTCCGTCCGCCGCCCTTTCCCTCGACCGCCAT